TTTTTATGTGCTTGTGTTCTTATATATATTAAATATTTAATAATCAGGGAGTTAGTCAGCACAAAAACAGAACAAACATAGTACAAAACCTTTGATTTAGAACAAAAAAAGAGGGCGTGAACCCTCTTCTAACGAATATGACTTGTTTGGTGGTTAGATCCCTAGGAGTGCTTTTTTCTCGTCATCACTTAACTCAATACCTGACTGGATAATCTTGTTGACTGCATCTGCTCGTTTATTCATTGCATCTGCTTCGAGATTCTTGTCACTCTGCAAGATTGGTAAATGGCTAAAGTCTACCTCTAACCGCAAGCCTTCTTCATCCAACCCTAATTGGTGGCTAATCGTTGCATACATTTCGTTTGTTTCGGGGATGATAGTGTCTTGATAGGTCATCTTAAGACCTTGTTTCACGTTTTCAAACTTATTCCCTGAAATAAAAATGTTTGGATTAAGCTCATACGCTTCGATTACCGCAAGTTTCGACTCGCTCAATTCCTCAAATAGCAATAAATCTTTAGTTGGGTAGGACATCGGCGTCCATTTTACGTCTGCTTCCGTTAGCATTATCTTGTCTTTGCTACGTCTTGCCCAGTCTTTTTGTATCTCTTCCTTTTCTCCTGGTGTCATTGGTAGTGCACCGCCTATATCAGACTTGCCACCTGATAATATACCGATTGCACTCATATTTTCAAGTAATACATTTCGCTTCTTATACTGGGCTTTAATGTTGGATAATGGGTATTTAAGCGTCTCGATTCGGTTAGCGGTATTAATAAGATTAACGCCGTCGGGAGTGTTTAAGTAGATCATGTCTTTTAGCTCCAAATCTTCCTTATCTTGGTTATTGTACCAAAACTCGAATGATTCAATCAAACCGCCAACATCCATTTGCTTCAGCATTCTGCCGGTACCTTTCACTTTAATTTTGTTCGTGGGTAGTGGTATAATTAAATTTCTAACGCCAAATGAACGCTCCGGACAATAAGCAAATGAATTGTTAAACAATCCATCATTAACCGATAGCGAGTAAATAACATCACCCCAACTTTGAGTAGCGTTAGGCTTCTTAATTAGGTCAAGCATCCAATGACTTTCTACTTCATTACCATCTGAATCAACTAATTTCGGAACACCTGAAGACATCATGGTAGCACGTCTATTAATAACCGCTCGAAGCTCGGGGATTTCTAAATATAAGTCGTAAGGCTTATTAGTGTCAATCCATTGAGGTTCCTTGTTCCCCCAAATTTCGGAGCGGTTGCGGTTGAGGTATTCCATAAACTTATCGGTTTTCCCACTCGACCACCCGAAAAGATTTGACCAGAAATTTGTTGCCATATTCGTTTTTTTTATTTATTTGTTTGTAAATTTAGCAAAGTTAGAGTAAGCTAACAATTTTTATCAACTAATGAATAGTATTTGTTAGGTATATAAAACAATTTTGTTAGATTGCCCAAAATAAACTAATTTTACGCCTATGAGTGGTAAAAAGAACACGTATGGAGTTAAAAGCATTGATTTAAGCATCAAGGATTTAGACCTTGGTAAACGTGAGGTTGCGATGTATTTAAGTCAATTCGGTAACATCGACAGTGATCAGGATATGATTGTTAAGGGTGCTTTTGCTCGTTCGATTGCAGAGCGTGGACCACAAAGTGAGAGTAACCGAAAGATTGCTTTTTTACGTTACCACGATTGGCAACATCAAATTGGTAAATTCGAGCGAATAGAGGAGGATGATAAAGGACTTTTTGCAGTTGCGAAGCTTGGAACTTCCACGAAAGGCGAGGATGCTTTAAGAGATTACGATGAAGAAATAATCAAAGAACATTCAATTGGCTTTCAATACATTTGGGATAAAATGAACTGGGTTGATGACGACAGCGTGAAAGGCGATGGTTACTACCGAATAGAAGAAGTAAAATTATTTGAAGGGTCAGCGGTTACGTTGGGAGCGAATGAAGAAACTCCCGTTTTGGGCGTTCAGAAATCAGCCAACCCGATGGATGACCTAAAGAAGATTGAAGACGAAATAAGCATAGTAACAAAGGCGATAATTAACGGTCGAGGGACTGATGAGCGCCTTTATAATCTTGAAATGAAATTGAAGTTTTTGAACGCTCGGTTGATTGACCACGCAACGGCAACTGTTAAGGACTTTTCCAAACTTGACAGAGTTAAGCGTATTAATCAAGACCAGTCGTTTGATTGGAATAAAGTAAACGAATTATTAACAAAAAGCTAAAAAAATGGCAAACGAAAATTTAACACCTGAGCAGGTGATTGAAAAGTTTGAAAATAAAATCACTGAAGCTACAAAAGGAATGGTTTCAGCTGACGAAGTTTCAAAACTAAAAGAAGAGTTGGAAGGTCTAAAGACTAACAACGAATTGAACGAAATGAAAACTAAATTCGCAGGGTTAGAGTCTACAATCGAAGGTTTGAAAGAGTCTAAGAAAGACAACGAAAACAAAACAAAGTCTTTAGTTGACCAATTGAAAGAGAAGTCAAGCGAGATTAAAGACTTAGTGGCTAACAAGTCAGGGGTTGTAAAACTTGACATTAAAGCGCAACAAGACCCAACGGACTTCACAGGACGTGATGATTACGCTCAATTGTTACCAGGTACTACAAGAAAGCCTGTAAGAGCTCCACGTATTTTAGACTTATTCAGACGTCAACCAACGTCAACCGAATACGTTAAGTATAGAGAAGAGAATGCGGTTACTCGTGATGCTTCTGTTGTTGTGGCGTGTGCTACTTCTACGTCTACGACTAAGAAAACTTGGCAAATGAGAACTGTGCAGATTCAAAAAATCCGTGATTTCGTTGATGTATGTATTGACATGATCGAGGATTATGCATTTGTATCTGCTGAGGTTGAGCAGTTGTTAAACGAGTCAATCAAGTTGAAGGAAGAAGCTGAAATCTTATTAGGTTCTGGAGACATTCTTTCAATTGACGGGATTTCGTCTGAATTTAACGCGGCTAACGTTTTAGCACCTTACACGGATGCGTTTGAAAACGCTACATTAGCAGAATTAACTGCAGCAATGAAAGCGCAAATCTACACGTTTGGAGATGAGAACGCATGGGAAGCTGACACGATTGTGATGAACCATAACGACATGGTTAAATTCATGCATCAGAAGAATGCTGACGGTGACTACTTACTACCTAATTTCATCTACCAAAACGGTGGTATTTTGAACGGTATGAGAATCATTACTTCGCCATTGGTATCTGCGAATGAATTGTATGTTTTCGATTCAACTAAAGGTGTTATCTTGGAAAGACAAGGTGCTCAATTAGAAATGAGTTACGAGAATAACGACAATTTCGAACACGAGATTGTAACATTGAAAGCAGTTGAAAGAGTGCAGTTCCACGTTTCCACTATCGAGCAGGATGCGTTTATGAAGTGTACGGACATAGCAACTGCATTAGGTGCGATTGATTCAACTGTAGTGTAAATCATAAATCTGTAATTGATGAAAAAAGTTAAAGGTTTGAGAAATTACGGAGCTGTTAAGAAGGGTGAGACTATTGAAGTTTCACCCAAACAGCTTGACTTCTTAGTAAGAAATGGAATTGTTGAGGTTGTTGATTGTGGTAAGGATTGCGAAGGATGCGAGGATTGCAAATCAACAAAAAAGAAACGTTCTACTACTGCTAAGAAAAAGACGGCGACAAAAGCAACGATGGGTGACAAAGCAGGCGAACCAAAAGCAGACGATAAGAAGTAATGAGCTTGCTCGGGATAACATACGATGATTTTGGGAAAGGTCGCTTTGAATTGCATCACGGCATTTACAGTCAGACTACTTTGCAGAACTATATTGACCGCTACGAGCCTATTTATTTGGCTAAATTGTTAGGGGTCAAGGAGTTTGCGAAGTTTAAAGCTGATTTAGTTGGGGGTGTGCCACAAAGCGCAATTTGGACAAAGGTTTTCGAGCCATTCCAAGAAGATTATCAAGATTGCGATGTTATCATAAGCGAGGGTATGATTGACATGCTGAAAGGGTTTATTTACTTTATGTATGTTAAGGATTTGACCAATCAGATGACGCCAAACGGCAATGTTCGTCAGCTTGGGGAAAACTCCGAAAACATAAGCACGTTGCACAACATGATGTATTCAAGATATAACGAGGGCGTGCGCACTTATAGAGCTATACAGACTTATATTTGCGACAATCAAAGTGATTATCTTGATTATAACGGTCAAAGGTTGGCGTTTAACTATTGGTTGTAAGGATGAAAGAAGCAAGCGAACATAT